AGTTGAAGGTGGTGACGATCTTACAATTGCATATAGTGATCCAAATCAAAACAAGATAAATTCTGATAATAAAGAGAATAATCTTGAAAATGAAGAGAAAAATACACAAACTGACGAAGATGAAGAAAAATCTTGAAATTAGAAATATTACTACTGAAATACGTAGTAATGAGGAAGAAAGCCGCAAAGTAAGTGGTCTTGCAATTCCTGTAAACACAAGATCTGAACTTCTTTACGGTGAGTTTTACGAGACAATAGATCCTGCTGCATTAGAAGGAATCATAAACAACTATGATGTAAAGTTGTATGTCAACCATGATGCAAGTCAAGGTACATATGCACGTTCAAAGTATGGAAAGGGTTCATTAAGACTTTTCATAACAGACAGAGGACTTGAATATGAGACAGAACTTCCAAATACAGCACAAGGTGATGCATTATTAGAAGGAATACGTAGAGGCGACTATGATGCAATGTCATTTGCGTTTGCTCCTGAAAAAGAAGAATGGGAAGACAATGGTGACGGTACATATAATCGTACTATCCGTTCAATTGCTTTCTTAGATGAGATCTCAATATTGTCTTGTACTCCTGCTTATGAAGCAACAGATGTAAACTTACGTACATTAGAAGAGTTCAAAGAAAAAAGACAAAAAGAGAAAGAAGAACATGAAAAACAAGTACAAAGATCTCTTGAAAATGTAAAAGAAGATCTTGAAGATGTTGCAGATAAAGTAAAAGAAATACAGGAGAAAGAAGAACGTGACAAGCAGATATTAGAATCTCTTGATGCTAAACTTAAAGAAATAGAAGAATACAAAAATATCTAATAATACAATGGACCAAAAGAAAATAGGAAACGAACTTTATGTATTCAAGCAATCAGCATATGAAATCACACAAGATACAGATGCAACTGTTATCTATGTACAACTTGAATTAGTTGATGCATTCAAAGCTTTGAATAGTTCAGCAGTAAATGCAAAGATTAAGCCTATTAACTACAACTTATTCCAAGTAACAAAACCTGTATATGCAGATTACATCAATGCAGATGATACAGGTACTACAGAACCTACTGGACCTACTGGAGACACTGGAGCAACAGGAGATACCGGTGATACAGGAACAACTGAACCTACAGGAGATACTGAACCAGAAGGACCTACAGGCGCAACTGGAGATACAGGTGATACAGGCGACACAGGTGGTTCTACAGCTGAAGTGATAACTGGATAAGAGAAAAAAATTTTACTATATTTATTTAAATTAAATCTTGTTCATAAAAATATCAATTCTTAATATATGACCAATTCTGTAGAAATCAGATCTCGTATCAATGAAATCACAGAACGTATGAAGGCAATCGTAGAACTTTGCAAGTCAGAAGTTCGTGAAATGAATGAGGACGAGGATAAAGAGTTCAAGGCATTAAGAGAAGAAATCGATGAAAAGAAAGAAGAACTTAAAGCCTTAGAAGAGAAATTAGCACAATATGAAAGAGAACTTCCTAATGAAGAAGAGGAAGATCCTAAAGAAGAAGAAAAAAATAAGAGAAATAAAACAATGAAAACAACTTTAATTAAAGAATTGCGTAATGCAATAGACAATAACCAAAAGTCTATCACTATCAACGCTGAAACTCGTACAATGCAAGTTACTGGTGAAGCTGGTGTACATGACTCAGTTATTGAAACTGAAATCGAAGGCATCTTAGAACCTCTTTACGCTAACTCAGTATTAGCTAAATTAGGTGTTCGTTTCTATAGCGGTCTTCCAAAAGGTGATGTACAAGTTCCAATCATGGGTAAAGGTCAAGTTGGTTGGGCAGGTGAAGTTGCAGCAGCTAATGCAACAGGCAACACATTCACAACTAAACTTTTACAACCAAAGCGTCTTACTGCTTATGTAGATATCTCTAAGCAATTACTTGCACAAGATACTATTGGTGTTGAAGCAGCTATCCGTAGAGACATCGTTAATGCATTAAACGACAAACTTGAAGCTACTATCTTTGGTGCAGTTGCAGGTTCTGCTACTCAACCTGCAGGTATCTTCTACGGTGCAACAGAAACTAATGTTGACGACTATGCAGGTCTTTGTGCATTCGAAGCTGCTCTTGATGATGCAAACATCAACGGTCAAAAGAAATACTTGATGGGTAATACAGCTAAAGCTACATTCCGTTCAATGATTAAGGGTACTAACGCTACAGGTATGGTAATGGAAGCTAACCAAATTGATGGTACTCCAATGCTTAATACTTCTAACGTTTCTACTAAGAAGTTCGTTTATGGTGACTTCAACTACTTAGCAGTTGGTTCTTGGGGTGACATCGACATCACTATCGACCAATACACACAAGCTGTAAATGGTTGCATCCGTCTTGTTATCAATGCATTCTTCGACGCAGTAGTTCTTCGTCCAGAAGCATTCAAGTTCGGTAACGTTGACTAAACAAGTTGGTTTAGGCACTCATTATAGATTTCAAACTCGGGGAGTGGAGAATAGTACTCCATTCCCTTTTTCAATATAACATGTCTTTAGACACAGACATGTGACTAAATATAATATTATTTAGAAATTATGCAGTATTTAACCATAGAAGAAATAAAGAAACAATGCAATATTGATGCAGCTTATGAAGGTGATGACACTTTCTTAGAAATGCTCGGTGATGCTGCAGAAGATATGACAGCACAATTGCTTGATTGTGACTTACAAGAGATATATGCTGAAAATGGAGAAATGCCTGCAACTATAATGCATGCAATGAGAATTTTAGTAGATTATTTCTATTCAGTAAACAGAGGTAGTTCAAGTGAGTCAATAGACATTCCAAATGCAGTATATACAATGCTTAAATTATATCGTAATTATAGATAATGAACTCAGCATTACTTAAACATCCAATAGAGATACAAGCTTTGCAGACAACAAAGACACAATACGGTACAATACAGACGTCATATGTCAAGAAGTATGAGACTCGTGCTCATATAATATTCAATTCAGAGAACCAAGTAATCTCTGAAGGTGAGATATTCTATCCTATCAACCGTACTTTTGTTGTTCGTGCTTATGTACCTATTACTGAGACTGACCGTATAATCTGGGATAATAAGAAATGGAAAATTTTATCTATCAATAAGAATGATTATTACGGCAATATCGAAATCATAACTACATTAGTTAACGAGTAAGATGGATGAAATTACATTGAAAGTCAGTGGTACATTCAGAGGTCCTTTTGAAGAGATTGCTAAGAAGATGCCTGACTTAGAAAAGAAAGCATTGTATAGAGCAGCATATTTCTTAAGAGAGAAAATCAGACAGTCATTAGTTACTGCTGTACCTAAAGCAACAGAGAGAAATCCAAAATATATTGATACATTGGTAGATGCAGTAGGATTCTCAAAAGTAGATGGTGCTTCAACTACTATCAATGCAATGGGTACTCGTAAACGTGGCAGTGGTACATATAGAACTAGATTTTTTGAAGATGGTACTGTAAAGCGTTATCATAAAAAGAGAAATGGCATCAAGTTGAAAAAGAAAAAGTATATAGGCTACATCAAGCCAACAAACTTCTTCAAGTCAGCCGTACAAGCAAATGAAAATGCAGCAGTTAAACTAATGGAAGACATACTGACAGAATATGTAGATACTGCATTCAACAAAAATACAACCTAACCAACATGGATAATAGTTTATTAATCTCAAAATACTTTCAAGCAATATTAGAAGAGTCAACAGAGGTAGCCGACATATTAGATCCTGAACATGCACCACATTCAGCACCTGATCCTGAACCAGAACCACAAGTACAATTATTAGGTGATACTGGAGAAGAAGGACAGACAGGCGAAGAAGGTGCACCAGGAGAAACAGGACAACCAGAACCTGAAGACTATACACAGAGAATATTTCCTTTGCTTCAACCTGATAATCTGACATTTCCTTTTATTGTTCATTCAAGAACAGGAATTACAGTCAACTATACAAAGGATCTTCCATTAGGATTTGGTTGGTACAATACAGTAAACTATACAGTCAGTTGTGTTTCAGATGACTATGTACAATGTATTGAGTTGGCAAATGCAGTTAGACATTCACTTGAAGGTTATCAATGGAAAGATGAAGACATATACATTCATCCAATACAATTGCTTACTGTAGCAGAATATACAACAGACAATGATGCATTCGTAGAAGAGCTACAGTTCCAATGTATGGTAGAATAGTACTATATTATAATAAAATTTAGAAAAACACAAAAATATTACATAATTAATTATGGCTGGATATAGAGATAATGCGGACATTATAAATGGTTCAATGTTGATGGTGTTCATTGGTGACAATCCTATAGCATTCGCTACTTCTCACAGTATTTCTTTCACAACAAATACAACTGAGGTTAGCACAAAAGACCATGGTCTTTTCCCAAGCACTCTTGCACAATCTCAAACATGGGAAGTTACTTGCGAAAACTTAGCTTCAGCAGATTCTATCAATTCATTATTTGATGCATTGAACAAAGCAAAGAACAACACAACAGTTACTTTGAAGTTCGGTAAGCCAGGCAACTGGGACGACAAAGGTATTGTTGGTGGTAATGGTCAAGCAAACAACTGGTCAACTTCTTCAGGCGACATCATTGCACAAGGTGATGCATTGCTTACTTCATTGTCAATCAATGCTCCTGCTGGTGATAATGCAACTTTATCTGCAACATTTAGTGGAGTTGGTGCATTCACATTGACAGCAGCTGATGCAGATGTTTCTGGTGATACAGGACCACAAGGACCTACAGGACCATTTAGCACAGGTTCATAAGATAGACTAATCTTTCGCTCATTGTGAAATGAGTAATATCTTTCATTCATATTAATCTATCATATATTTATGTTTATTTGGGTACTCCAGTTGGAGTACCTTTTTTGTGCTTGCATTAAATACTATTTTATATTAAATATATTTTAGTAAACAGATGACAAACAGTAACGTCCGTATTGTAAGAGGTAACGACTTTAAGTTACATCTTGTTTTAGAGGCTCCAACTCTCGAAGGTAACGAGACAGTTTGGAACGATTTTAATCTTTTATCGTGTTCTGATATCAGTGTTGCTTTAATATGTGAAAAAGATTCAATCGTGATTCCGCTTGAATATGAAATAGTGGAAGGTACAGTAAATGAACTTTATTGTCCAGTTAAGGGCAATTATTTGCATAGTGGAGCAGCTTATGGTGTTGAAGTTAAAGGTAAAGATGAAAATGGAAATGCTTGGAGATGGAAAGCAAAAGGTAGAGAGATGTTCTCTATTGTTGATAATACATCAGCAGCTAATATAGATCCTGAATTGGAGACATTAGATGTTGCTGCTCATGTTGGTTTCTTAGTTCCTGTTGGTCCACAAGGTCCACGTGGAGAAACTGGTCCACAAGGAGAAAAAGGAGACAAAGGTGATACTGGAGATACAGGACCTCAAGGACCTAAAGGCGATAAAGGTGATACAGGTGCAACTGGTCCTACTGGTGCAA